CGAAGCGATGTGAGGGGTGTGGCGAGGAGTTTGACGGGAAGACTGTGCGTGCCCGGTTCTGTCGGCGGGTGGAGTGCTTGCGGAAGCGGACTCGGATGAGGAGCCGTGTTCATCGCGGCCAGGTCGTGCGGTTTCCCGTCCCGGCTGTTCCCGTGGGCGAGATCGAGTCTGTGCATGCGGCGGCGCTTGTGGAGTTGGGGGCGGCGGGGCGTGTTGGGACGTCGTTGGGGCAGGCGGCGCTTGTCTTGGCTCGTCGGATCGACGCTGCTGCGGAGGAGAGTGGGCAGGGAGCGTCGGCGATGGTCCGCGAGTTGCGTGCGACGCTTGAGGATGCGATGAGGGGTGCGACTGTGATTGTGGATGGGGTCGACGAGTTGAGAGCGCGACGTGAGGGGCATGTCCGTCGGCCTGCGTGAGGTGACGCTTGTCGAGCCTGCGTACCGGTGGGTTCCTGATCATGCGGTGGGTTCGGCGGGTTCGGAAGCTGCGGATCTTGCGGAGCTTGGCGGGATTGTGTTGGACCCTGAGCAGCGGTTGATGCTCGATGCGATTCTGTCTGAAGATCGCGATGGGTTGTGGGCGTCGATTGACAGTGTGGTTATTTGCCCACGGCAGAACGGTAAGACGGTGGTGCTTCAGGCTGTGGCGCTCGCCGACTTGTTTTTGTTCGATGCGCGGTTGGTGACGTGGACCGCTCATTTGTTTCCGACGGCACAGGAGGCGTTCCGCGATTTGGAGGGGATCATTACGGGGACCCCAGAGTTTTCGCGCCGGTTGAAGAAGAATGGTATTAGCCGGGCGAATGGTGAGGAGGGGTTCGAACTTCTGGGTGATAGGCGGTTGCAGTTTGCTGCGAGGTCGAAAACTCGTGGTCGTGGTCTGACTGGCGATCGGGTGATTCTCGATGAGGCGTTTGCGATTGGGGCTACGGAACTCGGGTCGTTGTATCCGACGTTGTCTGCTCGGCCTAACCCGTCGGTGGTGTATGCGTCGTCGGCGGGGATGATTGGTTCGGATGTGTTGCGCAGCCTTCGTGATCGTGGCCGGCCGGGTGGAGACCAGTCGTTGGTGTGGCTCGAGTGGTGTGCTGCTGAGGGGGAGTGTGTTACGGATCGGTGTGATCATCGGCCGGGGACTGCGGGGTGTGTTCTTGACGATGGGGAGCGGTTGCGGGCGGCGAACTTCGCGACGGGCCGGCGGATCACTGTCCGGTATTTGGAGTCGGAGCGGAAGACGTTGCCTCCCTCGGAGTTCATGCGGGAGCGGTTCGGATGGTGGGAAGACCCGGTTGAGGGGTCGGCGGGGATTTCTGCGGAGACGTGGTCGTCTCGCGTTGATCTCAACGCCCCGTTGGTGGAACCTGTCGCGTTGGCGTTGGACGTCCAACCTGGACAGTTGTCGGGGGCAATCGTCGCGTGTGGTGGTCCGCTGTATGTGGTAGAGCACGGCCGTGGGACGAGTTGGATGGTCGATAGCCTCTTGGAGGTTGTGAACGGGACGACTGGGAAGCCGCCGAAAATGGTGACGGCTATCGGGATCGATCCGACTGGGCCGGCTGCGGCGTTGATCCCCGACCTGGAAAAGGCTGGGATCACTATCCGCAATGCGAAAAACCCGGGTGGGCTTCTGGTCTTGCTTGATGGCCGCGAGTCGATTCAGGCGTGCGAGTTGTTTCTTGCTGGGGTGCTCGACGGGACGGTGATCCACCGTGATCAGCATGTGCTTAACGTGGCTGTAGCTGGTGCGGCGCGCCGTCAGGTCGGCGATTCGTGGAAGTGGTCGCGACGCGATTCGACGGTTGATATAACGCCGTTGGTTGGTGCGACGGTCGCCCGGTTCCTCTGGGTGCAACCTGAGCTCGAGGACGAGGTGATCGCCATGGTGATAGGGAAATCTCGGTGACTGCAACTGTCGACCGTATCCAGGTGCGAGCAACCACGATCCGTCCGGGGCGCGCCGCACTAGAGGTGCTCGCCTGGCCTTTGTGGTTGCTCGGCTGGGCGTTCGGCGCCGTGTGGGTGGCGGTGCGTTTCATCGGGGGTGCGGTCATGGTCGGGTTCGACGATGCGCGGGGGCGATCGACGTTCGGTGACGGCTGATGGCGATCGTAGATCGGGTTGAGGTTCGGCGCGCCTCGCGTGAGATCAGCCGCTCAGATCCCGTGTCACTGGAAGAGTTCGGATATCTCCTCGGTCAGGGGGGGCGTGGGAACACGGTCCGCACGAAGGCTGGGATTTCGGTGGGTCCGCAAGGGGCCATGGGTATCTCTGCGTGGTGGAGAGGCACCCGTTATCTCACCGAAACCATCGCGGGTCTGCCCGCACACACGTTTAGCGATCGGGCGGGTATGCGGTCGCGTCGGGTTAACCCGGTGTGGCGGGATCGTCCCGACATCGAAACCCCATGGTTCGCCCTGCTCGAGCAATGGATGATGTCGCTACTTCACAAAGGCAACGCGTACGCGTACAAGTTGCGCGACGAGCAAGGCCGCGTATCTGGTCTGCGCTCGTTGCATCCTGACCGTGTTCGACCTGGCCGGGCGTCCGACAATACGAAGGTGTTCATGGTCGACGAGGACCGCGACCACGGGTATACGAGCCGCGAGATTTTGCACATCCCCGGGTTCTCGTATGACGGGATTGTCGGACTGAACCCGATTCAAGCTCATGCCGAAACGCTCGGCTTGGTGAAAGCCGCCGACGAGTACGCCGCCCGACACTTCGGGCAAGGGTCACACCTCCGCGCGTATATCAGCCTCCCCCAGAAGTTGTCGACCACGGAAGCCGACGCGCTGAAGGCCCATTGGGAGTTGTTCCATTCGGGGATGGCTAACGCCTCGTCGTTCGGTGTGTTGGGTAACGGCGCCGAATATAAGACTGTGTCGCTCGACCCGCAGCAAACACAACTACTCGAAACTCGTAAGTACAACGTGACGGAGATCGCACGGATTCTTGGGGTTGTGCCACACAAGCTCTACGACTTGGAACACGCAACCTATTCGAATATCGAACATCAGGCGATCGAAGCGGTACAAGACGGGATTGTCCCGTGGGCGATTCGCATCGAAGCGTTCGTCAACTTCGATGTGGACCTTATGCGCGACGGCAACTTCCTCGAGTTCCAGATCGAGGGGTTGCTTCGCGGTGATACCGCCACACGATATGAGGCGTACAACAAGGCGATCGGTGGGCCGTGGATGTCGGGCAACGAAGCCCGCCGCCTAGAAAACCTCCCGCCCCTGGGGGGCCTCGACGAGGTTCTTGCCCCGCTGAACATGACGCCGGCGACCGCACCTACGGGAGGTGGACAGTGAACATGCAGATCATCGAACGGTCGTTTCCCCTAGACGATATTGCGATTCGTGCAGATGGGACCGGCCGTACCGTCGTCGCATACTGTGCCGAGTTCGACCGCGAGTACGAGGTGCGCGACTACGAAGGCCACTACTTCGAACGTCTCCATGCACGGTCGTTCGATCAGGCGATGAAAAACGATACGCCTGCCGTCTGCCTGTTCAATCACGGGATGATGACGGGGACGATGTCACCGTCGGACCGGTTCGGTATGCCGCTCGGTACCCCCGAAGAAATTCGGGCGGATGGCCGCGGGTTGCTGACCGTCACCCGCTATGCGAACACCCCGCTAGCAGATGAAGTACTCGAGCTCATCAACGCTGGGGCGATCCGATCCCAGTCGTTTCGTGGGCCTATCCACGCGTCTCGTGCCGCGGGTAGTCGCGATGGTGTGCGGGTCATCGAACGGATGCGCCTCGGAATTCGCGACTACGGGCCGACCGCGTTCGCGGTTAATCCTGGCGCCGAAATCGTTGGGGTGCGTTCCCAAACTGTTCTGCTCGATCAGATCGCCGACCTCAGCGACGAGGAACGCGCCGAATTGTTCTCCCATTTCTCTGGTGCCTCCGCCGTGCCCGTCACCCCAGACGCCCCGGTAGAGCCCACCAGTGGTACCGACGCCCCATCGGAGCCCGTCGTCGCGACGCCTCCGGTAGGCCCGTCACTTGAAACCCTTCAACTTTCTCAGGATCAGCGGCACCGCCGCACCTGACCTTTCTTGCTCTGAAAGGAGCATCAGATGTTGATCCTTCAAGCTCTGCGCGACGCGCGAGCGCGTGCACTCACCGGTATTGACGACATCCTCGGGACTGTCCGTTCCGAGGCGCGCACCGAACTGACCGACGAGGAGCGTAACGACCACGATCTTTACGAGCTCGAGATCGGCCGGCTCGAAGGCGAGATTGCCCGGGCGGAAGTTGTCGAAGGTGACGCCATCCGTTTCGAACGTCATGTGCTCCGGACCCAGGTTGTTCCGGTTGTGCCCCTGATCGGTGTGGCTTCCACTCCGATGGAAGATCGTTCGAATCTGGACGAGCTTCTGTGGGCGACCAGCGACACGGTGCGAGCTTCCGGCCATGGGGCGGTCAACCCCGTGGAGCAGGTCATCGTCCGTGCCGACAGTAACGACTCTGGGTTCGTTGCGCCGCGCATTTCGGCGTTCCGACCGGAGCACCGCGAGACTGTCCGCCACCTACAAGATTTCGTTGCTCGCGCCGCGATGTTCGGACTGCTTTACGGCGGGAAGAAAGGCGATAAGGCTGCGGAAGGTTTCGAGATTGGCCGGTCACACAAGCTGTTCCGTGACGAGTGGGCGCAGATCAAGCGTGCGCTTGACACTGACACCGCGGCCGAAGGTACCGAGTGGGTGCCGACCGGAATTGGTGCGAATTTGCACGAGAAGGTTCGTGCGGCTGGTCGTGTGGCCCCCCTGTTCCAACGGATTGACATTCCGACCAACCCCTGGAAGTGGCCAATCGAGGGTGGCGACTCGACGGCCTACAGGGTTGGCGAGCCGACGGGTGACACGGAATCGAAGATGACTGCGTCGACTCCTGGGACTGTCGCGGCGACGTTCGATGCCGAGATTTT